TATCGTCAAAAGTAGATTGTTTGTTTTGATGTTCCACCATATTGAATTCTATTTATTATCAATAAAATTTTTCATCATATTTCTTGAAGAAATGGTATGAAATCTTCATTCAAAATTTTTATTAATTTACTATCTTTAGTCGAATCAACCATTTCTAAAAAACCATTATTATATCGGTATGTTTTTTTATTGTGTTGAAAATGGAATTCTATTTTTTTGAAATCAGATGTATCGGGTAGCCAACAATAAAGTATATAAAAATTACAATGTGTTTTTTCTTTAATACGAAAATCTTCATAGATTGCTTTATTTAGAAATAAAGGTGCAAATGAATCAAATACACAACGAATTTTATTTTTAGGCACAAAGGTTTCCAATGATAATTTATCATTCCCCCATTTTAGATACAAATCTTCTGATTCTGATGTATTATAAAATCCAATTACACATGAGGCATTACAATACCGTAATTCATTTGCAATTTCTGTATATAATTTTTTATAAATTACACCATTTTTAGGTTGATCATTCTCATAATCGATATGTAAATTATGCCATAACTGTACTTCTCCTTTTACAAATTGTTTCTGAACATTTTTCCAACATGTATCGAAATTCTCATAATCAACTTTTTCATTATTACTAGAAGTTTTTTTATATCTTTGAATATTGGATTGATGAATAAAATATTTTTTAATATAACGAATCACTTCTAATTCAACATCATCGTTTGTTTTTATATCATTTAATTCACTTAAAATTTGATTCATATTCTTCATGTATTGTTTTTTTTTTAAAGCGAGCATAAATTGAATAATAGGTTCTGATCCATCCAACAAGGAATAATTTTTTTCTCCACCATAATTATCAAATTTGGAATAATTCATTTTATCATTTTATGATATATTCTTTATATTATTTTTTGAATCTAGGAAAACAAAAAATGATACCTTGATTGTATTCACATTTTAAAATAAAATGAAAGATAATAAATTAGAAATAAGTAAATTACTTGAATATATTAATCATAAATATGATTCTTCTATTCGATTAATGCTAGACATTGGTGATGTGAGTATGGATGATGTCTATGAATTGAACAAAAAAACTCATGAAGAATTAAAAGAATTGATTCACTTATTTTATGAAAAAATCGATAATCATGAAAAATCTGATTAATTTTTATTATTGTTTTAACAAATGATTTTAGGTTGTGAAATAATCGTACTGGGATCAATCATAATATTAAATATTGGTTTTCATTTATATCTTTATAATTTATCGAGAAGGACTCGATGACTGATGAAAACTCATGATAAAAAAAATTTTATTTTAGATACATAGAATGGATTGTCATAGAATAAAAACAATTATTATACAACAGGATGTTCCAACAATTAAAAAAACAGATCTTCCAATAGTAAATCAATTTCATGCTGACATTGAGATAACAAAAGGCGGAAAAGGGCGGGGAATTTTGTATGGAATTCTAATTAATCAAATAAAATTAGAAAAAGAATTTATTCATCGCTATGCAGATTTGGTATTTGATTTTGGTTTACAAGGACAAATAATAGCCTCTGGAATCGCTAAATATCCAAATCCTTTAGATAATTTTGAAGAAATGCAACGATCTATCCCTCATACTCGATCTATCATCGGAGGAACTCATAAATTTATCGGTGCTAAAGGACAAATTACGAGTTTCCGGAATGAAAATAATACGTATACACATAAACTGGAAATATTACGGCAATAAACTCATATAAATATAAAAAAAGAATAATTTATAATGATTTATTATAAAAATTTACTTTCAAAAAATAATAATATATTTTTTGAAATAAATGAATGATTGTATGGAAAGAATTAATATTGGAAATAAGAGAAACTTTATAGGTATAAACGAAAATAATCATATGAATACGACTACATTAAAAGATTGTCTTATATTTTGTATATTTTATAATTATAACTTTTATATTTATAAATTATTTATTAATCAAAAAAATAAAGGCATTGATAAATTAATTTTTCATATAAGGATGTTATTTATTAATCCAACAAAATCGAATACAAAAGTTTTGTACAATTTAATGGAACATTTTGATTTTTCATTGCATCAATTAAAAATTGATAAAAAATATGCTGGTATATATGAAACTCAAATACGATATTATCAAGATGAAGAAAAAAATGAGATTAAATCTAAATTTTTAAAATTAGAAAAAAATATATTCAAAATGGATAATCCTGTTTATGAAATTCCTTTCGAGATTTTGCAAAAAAAAAATATTCAGATATTGAGCAAGATAATAAATTATTCATTAGAAATGAAGTCAGATATTGACAATTATAAAAAAAAAATATTAAAAATTAAAATCAACAAGTTTCCTAAATTGCTCGTCATAAAATTAAATCGATCTAAAAATTCAAATTTTTGCACAAATTTTATATTTCCATCTTTTTTTATTAAAAAAAAATTAACGATTTTTGCAATTGTATGTAACGGCGATATCACTAATAAAAATTATTATACTGCATTCGTTAGAGATAAAGATCAATGGTATCAATATGATTGCAATAAAAATCCTATTTTAATTGGTACATATTTAGATTTATTAACTAAATTTGAATCAAAACATTATGTGCTCGAACAAAGTGAGTATATCATATATTCAGAATATAATGAAAACGATTTAGAATTTGGAATTAAACCTGAAAAATATTATCTAAAGGTTATTTAGGTTTTGAAATGATAAATAATGATTAATAGTAAAATTAAAAATGTAAGAATGATACCAAAAATATAATATCGTGTATTGGATATGGGTGAAATTAAATAGTAAACAGGTGGTATAAGATAACTTAAATTAGGTGCAGCAACATTTATAAGACTATTCCATTTATCATCAGGTTCATTAAGATTTAAATTTTTTAAATCTTTTCCGAATAAATTATGTAACGAATAAATATTTTTTTTATCTAAAGATTGATAATTAATATTAATGTAGATACGTTCAACCATTAGTAAATGATCACATACAGGTATTTCATTAGAGTCTATATAATATTTATATATTTTTAGATCCGATGATTGATTTGAATTAATTTTTTTTTCTATAATATTAATGGATTCCATATCCCTTCCGAATAATATTATATAATACGGAAAATTAAAATTATTGTTAAAATTAAATGCAATTACACCATAACCTCTATTTAAATCAACCAGATTTATACTATTGTATAATGAATTATCATAATAACTGTGATTTACACAAACGGCAACCATAACGTCTGTTTTTTGCAAACACGTTGATTCAGAAAGTCTATATTGAGCATCATAATTATCACCTTGTGCATTTCCACCCAATTGAATACCCTGCCATCCTCCTTGATAATTATGTAAGGTGTTAAACACATCTTTAAATTGAGGACCAAAAATATTTAAAGTCGAATTCCTTAATTTTAATTGTTTTTTTCTAAAAGTTAGGAATATATTATTTTTTATGATGGATGTGATATCTTTAAAATCTTCTATTTTATCATATTCATTCACTGATGGGTTGATCATTTGAGGCAAATTAATATTTTTATATTGAATGATTGGAAAATCTTTTTCATTAAATGCAACGAGCACAGTTTGAAAATATTTTCCACTCGTATCACTTATAAATTTATTAAATGTTTTTAAATTATCGGTACCTGGATCTGGAGAAAGTCTCATAAACATCGTTAATCGTTGATTAAAAGGATTAAATAGTGTTGATTGATTATTTAGATCATTTGGATTCGGTAAATTAGGATCGATTGGCATGGATCCAACTGCCGTTGGCACTTCAAACGCGTGTACAAAATCAAATTGTGATTTGAAAAAATATTGGATATTATCGGCGATTGTTTTATTTAAACAAATAATCACTAAAAAATTTATATAACCTTTTTCTAGTAAGTCTCCTTCTCCAGTAATGGGATTAAATTTTTTTCCCGAAATACCGGTACCTGTATACATATTTAAGGACGGTACTAAAGATGCAACACTTAAATTAAGATAGGGATGACAGGTAAGATCCGGGTCTAGATTATCAGCCATATAAACATTTAAAGACCAATAATTTAAATTCAGATCTTTTACGGGTAATCGTACCTTTAAAAGTATTGCTTGCTGATAATTTATAGAAAAGGCGCCTAATAATCCAATATTATTAAAAAATTTTTTATCTGGAATATATAAATTAGTATTTCCATCATTGACAACAAATGGACATTCCTGTGTTTTAAATTTTTTTAATAAATTACAAATTAATTCTAATTGAGGACTATTCATTAAATTAGAATGACAAAATTCTTCAATATCAGAAATACACGATAAATATGTATTAAAAAAACTAATGATACCATAAGGAGTAGAATTATTTTGTCCAAAATCACTCGGTAAAATCTTTAGTAATTCAGGTGGAGCGAAATAAAATATACCTTTGTATATTTGCGCATTTGGATAAAAGGATTGAACATTATTGATGAATGAATCTGGAGTATTTTTGTATATTTCTAATAATAATTTAATGACAATAATTAGATTTATCGAAAAATCACTTTCCTTTTGTTGATCATCTTTACAATCATTCGCTTTACATTTAGGTATTAATTTAAGATTTAAATACCCACCACAATAAGGATATTTTTTATTCTTGATAATTGTAAGAATCATCAATATAAATAAAATGATAATGATGAATATCAATAAAATTAAACTAATTGAATAAAACATTTTTTATATATAAATGAAAAAAAATAATTATTTTTTATCCAATATATATGCCGTATTAATTGTTGGTTTAATCTTTTCTATATCACTCGCTATTAATTCTATCTTTGTCGATATCAGAACAAACTATATAAATTCAATAGGTCCTTATAGATTCATCATCGATATAATTTATTTTTTTATATTATTTTTATTATTATTGATATGTATTTATTTTTATAGTGGATCTTTTAATGTTTCTGAAATAATTTTAAATTATTAATCTATACTGTGGAATTGTTGTTTGACAGTATTGTTTTTAATATCAATTACTTTTATAACCGAAGAATGTTTAATTTTATTGTATAATAAAAATATTCCTAAACATAATAAAAAGAATCCACTAAAAATAGAAAGCACCATAAGAGAATATGCCTTTCGCATTGTATCCTTTATCTTTGTATTTTGATCATAACTATCTAATTTTAACATTGGAATACAATAAGTTTTATCAATATTTTCTTCAATTAAATTTACATCTTTCGGGGGTGATGAAATTTTATAATTCATAAATCCAAAAATCAATAATAAAATAGAAATAATGATTATTAAAATTTCTGGGATAGTATAAATTATTTCTTGAATTACTTTTTTCATTTATTTGTAAAAAAAAAAAAAATATGAAATAAATGAAAAATTTATACATATTACTTTTCTTTTTAATAACTGGATTTATAGCAATAATTTTATACACAATTATATTAAAACTACAAAAAAGAAAAGATTTTTATCCTTTTGCATTTTTACCGGAAATTAATATATCTCAACAACCTACTTACGCCTCAAACTATATTATATCAAAAAGAATTCCTAATTTAAAGATACCAGATGGCGATCAGAATATGGTGATTGGAAAATATGAAAGGTATCCTTTAGGTAGACCAAAACAAAATACAAGTGTCGTAGCTTGTAGTCCAAATGTAGAAAATTATCCTATTTATACCGCTTGGAATATTGAAGTTGATATTTTTGCATGGAATTTTGTTTGGTGTGATTCAGGCAGTTCCTATTTTGTTACACCAATCAGTTTAGAATCTACCCCTCTGGTTGTCTTGAAGGGATCCTTTCCCTTTTGTCGTTATTTTAGTATATACACTTATGCGGGAATAGAATTTACAGATTCAGGAGAAAATTTATTTGGTCAAGGAATTGCGCAAGATGGGTATAATGTTTGTAATGCTTCAATGAAAGAAGGTAATTTGAAATGCCAAGGATTAAGAGATTATGAAATATATCCTGATGAAGGATCCAAAAATCCATTTACAGATCCTACATATAATGATAAATTAGATGACGCATTTTATACCATCTACTTAAAATCTCCTTATTATAATGGACCCATGCCTAATTTTAAAAATATAAATATATTACCATTATCTATTTATGGTACTAAAACGGCATTAATCGTTTATCGTATATATTCACCCTTTAATCCAAAATCTTGTAATTCAAATATTTATTGGAAAAATGTGTCTTTTGATTCAATGGGTTGTAAAAACACCGTAAAACAATTGATTGTACGACAGAATGGAGGCTCGGCAGATCCTAATAAAGATAAAACTTCAATATGTGATTTGGGAGATAAAATTTGTTATAATAAATGTATTGCAGATAAATTAGGACATACGAATGAAAAAGATTGTCATCAATATGTGGGCAATAATTTATATTGTGTATGTAAAAAACCCGATAGTCCATGTTATAATGTACTGAATAAATATATAAATGAATGTACAAATGGGAAAGGAAGTATTGATAATTTTTGTTCTAGAATTCCTGACAAGCATGTAGACATTTGTTTAGACGATGTGAAATGTCAAGAGGATGATATCACATGTATAAATTATGTGAAATCATCAAAAGTCCAACAATGCACGGCAGAAAAGTTATTAAATTCTGAAAATAATGATTGTTACAAATACAAGAATCCAAATAATATATGCCAAATATGCAAGGGATATAAAGAATTTAAAATAGATGATAATGGGGATTATATCTTTCCCGATGGATCTTGTCAACAAGAATTTCAAAATTATCTCAAAGACTGTTCCCAAAAATACGATTATTATACAAAAGATACAATGCCCCTATATTGTGGATTCAAATGTGGAGATCCTCCTTTTCCGGCAACCATGGAACCTCCTCTGTATTATGATCCTCAATACAATTTTAATACGACTCCACTTTCTTGTAATGCTGAACGATACGATTGTATAAATGGTAATTGTTTCCCATCAAAAGACGGTCCTTTTACGGATCCTAATTGTAATAACCAATGTTATTATGGATGTAAAATTTCACCATCCGTTAATCCTGTAAAATCTTCAATTAGGAGACCTATTAAAGAAGATTATGTACCTTATAGTGATAAAACTAGACCTTGTATAATCAAATATGATGAGAAAGATTGTGATTTAAATAAAAAACAATATAAAGATATTGGAATATTTGGAATCAATTCAGTTCCACCTGAAAAAATTTTTGCACAAGGGTGGGTTGATCTTCCCCAATGTTTTGTTAAATATAATTATAACAATTATTTTATAAAACTCAACTCTTGGAATTTACAAAAATTATGGAAATTATCATTATATAAAAGTTTAGATCCCGCATTAAAGGGTATTTCTGCTAAAAACCCTATTAATCCTAATAAAAATATGGTGGAAAGTTTTCAATATAATAATATTACTGATGCTGTAAATTGTGTATCAAATACAATTTCATCGAATAATTATTATGCAGATGTGAATGCCTGTTTTGATGATATGAAAGAAGAAAAGGGAGACGATTCTATCATTTCTCCAAATCCAATGTGTGAAAAATGGGTCGATAAAGATAATTATTTCTATGTAGGGGCGGAATTCCCTTATAGTAAATTACCTATACCGGACAATTACGGTGAAAATCCACCTGATATAACCTGTCCACAAAGAAGTATTGGTTATGATAAAACAGGTAGCACGCGATATAAAACTTTTAAATCATCTCCTCCCTATTGTAATTATTATACAGATCAATGTAGATGTGATAATCACCAAAGTAATTTAAATAACTGTTGTGAATATTCTTTAGGAAGATTGAAATGCTCGGGAGAACCTTGTTTCATTAAATGGAGTCATAATGTAGAAAATTGTAAAATTCCTTTCGTCTATGATGGTGAAGCACAACCATTTGCAGCCTCTGCCAATACTGGAAATGTGATTCCTTTTCCAAATCCCGATGCTACTTACTTGGGATGTTGTACCAATTATGATCCTGATTCTGTTTATGTCATATGGGTAGATCTACCTTCATTTCCTCATACACCCGGTTTTTCTTCATTAATAGAATCATCATATGATTTACGATATTTTAGTTTTGGTCATTATTGCTGGAATATGACAATACAAAATCCGAGACCCGTGCTTTCCGATCTGGTAGATTATGAAATTAAAAGTATACCGGTTGAATATAAAGATGAATATATCAACAAAACTATACAAGGGAACAGAGCATGTATTGTATTAGCCACCATAGAACAATATACATATCTACAAAATTATAATCTTTGGGATGATAAGAAATTAAATTGGTTAAATTGGGGCAAAGTGGATTTTGATTTAACATTAAAAAACGATGTGAAACATATTTCTCCATCCGTAAAACCGATTCAAGACATTAAAATTCCTAAAAAAGGTATCCTTCTTTATCGTCAATTATTTCCAGATGTGAATTTTAAAGAAGCGATACAATATTTTAATGATACAGACTGTTCTAAAAAATATTGTATCGCTTCTTTAAAATTCACATCTGG